GAGCAGGCAGAGATAGTAAAAAAGATATTTACATGGTATGTAGATGATAAGATGTCATTTTTTGATATTGCCGTCAAATTAAATACTCTTGGATATAGAACTAAAAGAAACGGAAAGTTCCAGAACAGAACAGTAGCTTACATTATTAGAAATGAATTTTACAATGGTAAAATAATATGGAACAGATTAGAACACGCTACACGAAACGTCAAAGATAAATCTGAATGGATTGTTACTGATGGTGGACATGATACATTTATATCTAATGAATTGTTTACTGCTGCACAGGATAGAGATAAAGCGACAAAAAGACCCGGTAAAAAAGTAAGACCGGCATCAACATACAAACATTGGTTATCAGGACTTCTTGTGTGTTCCGCCTGCGGTGGTCGACTTGTCAGAGCCGGTAAAAGCAAATCAGGCAATACATATTTTCAATGTACAGCATACAATCACGCTTCCTGCAACGAATCGCACCTTACAAATGAAAATGCTCTTAAACCTGCCATTTTGGAAGCCCTGCAAGACGTTCTTGACAGTGGCACGGTTGAATATGTAGTTCATTCAACCAATCAGGAAGAAAAATCAGAAAGTGAATTAATTGAAAATAAATTAAACAGAATAGGCATGAAGGAAGAACGTATTAAAGAAGCATATAGAGATGGAATTGATACACTTGAAGAATATAAGGCCAACAAAGAAATATTACAAAGGGAACGTGAACAATTAACCGCCATGCTGGAGCAGTACTCAAAGAAGCCTGAAGATGAAAATGAAAGCATTCTTTTGAACAAAATACGTTCTGCATATGATATTATTAAGTCAGACAATTCAACTGACAGACAAAAGCATGATGCATTAACCAGTGTTGTTGAAAAAATCGTGTATGATAAAAAAGGTGGGGTATTGTTGATGTTTTTTTACATTAACGGCTAACACCAAATTGCCCGCAAACCCTTTATTTATCGGTGTTTCAGGGCATCGTTATACGTTATAGCAGTATGGCGGAGGGTATTGCAATAACGTATGACGGTTTTTGTATAGAAGAAAGTGGTGATTTTTTATAGAAATTTAGGGAAATAATCTTAGATTTTAAAAGGTTTATAAAAAAATTCGGGAGCACCTTAATGATGCTCCTTTTACTTACTACTATTCGTAACAGCATTCGTAGTTTCTTCACTATAATGCTCAAAGGTTATCATATTTTCATTCTTAAAGAAATCAAATTGACAAGCTATTATACTTAATATAAATAATACAAGTATCACTACATTAACCGATATAAGCCATGACCATCTTCTTGCTGTTCTTCCTGTAATTGTTTTTATAAAATCCATTAACAACCATATTATATTTATAAAAACGAATCCAACTATTAAAGCTATAATTGTTACTCTATAGATAGATGCTTTATGTATATTTTCTATTACAGAACTCGAAAATGTCATTCCTCCTGTAAACGCTAAAACTATCGAAGCAAAGATTCCCAGAATAGATATATACTCTTTTTGCATATCCTTTTGATTCTTTTTTATATCATTGGACATGATTCTTATATGATTAATTGTTTTTTTCTGCGACTTTCTTACCCATTCTTCTGATGCTTTAACCTTCTTTTCTAACTCTTTCGAAAACAATTTTGTTTTAACTAACTCTGACATTGTCTCATTCGACATAGTCTTTGTGTAATTAATTCTTGCAATATCCAGATTTGTATGATCATATAATTTTATAATCTCTTTTCTGATATCAATCTTATTTCCATTATTATCAACATTTTCAATTGTGTATCCATCTTTTATTGTTTGCATATTTTGTGCTAAAATTTCCAAACTTCCAATTTCAGAATCTCCATCAATTAAAGTTAACGTTGAAAAAATATCCGAATAATAATGTCGAAAATTTTCATCATCGCATTTATAATATATATCCTCTAATTTTAGGAAAAAATCTTTCCTACTTTTTGCATCTTTTAATATGTCTTGCGATTTAGATAACTCTTTCAAAACATCATTTAGAGAATCTCTCCTCTCCTGTTCATCTAATACCCTCATTCACCTATCCTTTATTTTTTATTAACTCTTTTGGAATAACTTGATGGTCTCCCAAGCCATTCCTATATATTATATCCCATGCTTTTCCTACACTATGCGTATCACTAACCATATCCCACGGATTTAATTGACGCTTTCTTTCAATAATGGGAACAATTAATTTTACATAATCCTGCTCTATTTTTACATTATATTGCATTCTAATAGGCATAGCACCAAAACCGCAATACTGTCTATAAACCGCTGGAGCAACCGGTCCAAATTGCCATGCTTCCATGTCATCCGAGAATCCCGCTAACCCCTGTTGTAATAATTCCCTCTGAATATAATAAAGGATTTTCTGTAATTGTAAATTTGAGATAGGATGTTTATCTTTAGTGCATTTAGTAATAACATATTTGGCTATATCTAATGCTCCATACATATGTGTTACCCCTTCCTTATATAAATAAAAGACCACAACTGTAGTCCGCCTATTTAGTATCAATATATTCATTTTTACTATATTTATTTACAAATATGATAACACACAAAATTTTTTTAGACAATATATGTAGGCTTATATTTTTACATTCTTTGATATACGAGTAATGATTCTCACCTGCTTATAAAGTTCTTGGAAAAATAAAGGGAGCACCGAAGTACTCCCCATTAGTCAGTCCCTGTTCACTTATTCGCCAATTGCCTTTTTAAATTTCTTCCATACTTTTTCGTTCATCATCGGAGCCGGGCAATGTTTTCCGTTAACGTCAAAATGACGTATAACTGTATGTGCATTAGAGCAGTATTTGCGAATGTATTTGATTAATCGTTTGACTGCTGCTGCCTGCTCTTTTGTATAAGGTTCTGCTTCTGTACATCCACATAATTCAATTGAGACTGAATTGTAATTTGTACATTTGCTGTAATAACCGCCACCACCTGTAGTTTTACAATCATTGTATTTTCCACCTCCGACTGCCCATGCCGTTCGGTTCAGAGTGATGCTCCTGGCTATATTCCCCTGCTTATCAACAAAGAAATGTGCTCCGGCAAGTCTTGTGTTTCCTGTAGCGTAATAATCAGCATTGTTTTTTGCCGTATCGTTGCTATTTCCAGTGTAATGAATAACTATGTATTTTACATCTTTTCTGTTTCTTTTGGTCGGTGAATAGCTGATAGATTTAGCCATTCTCTTGTACATCTTCATATCTTTCTTCCTCACTTTCTTCATCATTTTCATTGTCAAAATGTATTTTTTCTTCTGTCTGACTTTTAATATTTTTCACTAAAGGCAGTAAGAATGTTGGTATTGTGACACCTATATCTACTATGTTTTCTAAAATGCTTATAAGCTCATTGCATGTTATCCAAATTGCGACTATGCAGCTTATCAGGAATGTAAATGGTAATGTGATTCCTGCCGTCTGAGATGCATATAAAATAAGCTGGTCAATTATTGCACCGACTACTACCAACAGCCACATTGATACTTTCTTTGCTATTCCTCTAAAACTCTTATATGAGCTTATTGTTCCGTCTGCTCTGTACTTTGCAGCCATCAGGCCTGTTGCATAATCAATAATGTTACAAATTACCATTAATAACGTTGGAATGTAAAGCACTCCTAAGAACGAGGACAATGTGCTTCCTGCTGCTGTGATAATTTCTTTAATGTGTTTCATGTTTTTTCTCCTTCTCTATGTTTTTTGATAATAAAAAAAGACCTTTCGGTCCTGCTCTGATTTGTTTCATGTGATTAGTCCAATTCTTCTAAATGATTTTCGGTTTCTATTTTTTTATCTGTTTCAATGTATTCTCTTTCTATGTCTATTGGGTCTATAGCGTCAGAATACTCTACTCCATCACGTTCAATGTAGAATCCTAAATCTGAATAAGTATGGTTAAATTCCGTTTCATTTAAAGTTATTACTTCTTTAATTACCATTTTTACACCTCTCTTTCTATTCTGTATACTCACTTAAAGGTTTAATCTGACTTGCATATACAGACCAATTAGTTGACTTTTTATATTGTTCTACAAGTTCATCCGGAACATAAATATATCCTGCTTTGTTAGCTATTGGTGTATTGTTAAACGCATTGCTATCTGATAATGTACATATTTTTGATGTGTTTGCTAATTTTATACTTGTTAACTTTGTGCATCTGTTAAAAGCAGAAGAACCTATACTTGTACATACTGGTAAGTCTATACTCGTCAATGATGTGCATCTGTTAAAAGCATAAGAATTTATATTTGTACATACTGGTAAGTCTATACTCGTCAATGATGTGCAGCCGCTAAAAGCATAAGAATTTATATTTGTACATACTGGTAAGTCTATACTTGTTAACTTTGTGCAGTCGTCAAAAGCAGAATCACCTATACTTGTACATACTGGTAAGTCTATACTTGTTAACGTTCTGCAGTTTTCAAAACTATTATTACCTATATTTGTACATACTGGCACGTTTATACTTTTTAACTTTGTGCAATTCATAAAAGCACCATAGTATATACTTGTACAGGCTGGTAAGTCTATACTTGTTAACGATTCGCAACTGTTAAAAGCAAGATTAACTATAGTTGTACATACTGGCACGTTTATACTTTTTAATGATGTGCAATTCCTAAAAGCAGAATAATCTATACTTGTACATACTGGTAAGTTTATGCTTGTTAACGATTTTTTTTCATAAAAAGCATATTCTCTAACCTTTGTGATTTCATCGTCATTGAAATCTCCAATTTTAAAGTCCATTAAGTATGCATAATAAGGTTTTTCAATTGCGATTTTTTTCTCAAAAGTATCAACAATCATATCCAATGCTGTTGCTATTTCCTTTGTGTTTCCGTATGAAACTCCATTTATCACATTGATTTTTTCCTGCGCTACATTATCAATGTTTCTACTCTGGCTTAACGCTGTATTGTTAATTGCATCTATCTGCGATAATGCTGTGTTGTTAATGTCTTTAATCTTTCCTTGTGTTGTTTCAGTAATTCCTTTTATCTGTGCTCTTCCTGCTGCATTAACTGCATCAGTACCTGATTTTATATTCTGATTTGCTACTGTATTTATAGCATCAATCTGTGATACTGCCGTGTTATTAATATCTGTAAGTTTTGCATTTGTGGTATTGTCTAAGTCTTTAATCTTACCGTTTGTCACCTCTGCTATCTGATTAACAGATTGCTCTGTTCTGGTATCTATCTGCTTTAGACATTCTTCATTAACTTTGACTTTGTCATTTGCTTCGGCTACAAGTTTTTCTGCGTTTTCAAGCTTTTCTTCAACATATTTTCTAAACGGCTTTTCCTGTTCAGGTTCAATGTAATCTGCCGGCTTTGTTCTTGCCTTAACAGGAATAATAACAGTCTTGATTGTTGTTTCACTATCTGAGTTAATTATTTTCAAATATGCCAGAATTTTCTTATTTTCCTGCAATAAAATATCAGGTATTTCTACCTGACTATCGTTTATTGCTTTATTTATTGTTGTATCGCTATTGCCATTTGAAAACTGTACCTCTGTTCCATCTTCTATTGGGTCTGCTATCTTAAGAATCTGCCCCTTGTCATATTGATACAGCTGTTCAATCTGCGTCAGGGTTAAGTTTCCAAATTCTACCTCATGTATGTTATTGCACATATCTGTCTCCTTTCTATACGTCATAGCCGGATATAAACTTTCTGTTAACAAAAAGAATGTTGGCTCTTCTTCCTCCACCACTACCTGCTACATAGTTACCTGATGTTGCCGGATTTGTCTTTAAATTTCTTGTGAGTAACAGATTAAATCCACCTTGTCGAACTATCTCGAAAGCTGTATCTGGGTAAGCTGCCCAATCAGCGTTAATTGCAGCTATTGGAATATAACCATCTGGTGCATTGATAGTTGCCGGGCTTTCAGTCACAACCGCTGATACACAGCAGAACATCTTTCCAAATATATCCGATACATTTTCAATCTGTGCAGTGCCGTGTACAATTAAGTCACCACCAACACCTAAATTCTCTCCTACATTTGCATAACTCTTAGTCTCTAAAGAACCGTCTATAACTGCATAACTCCCAATATTCAAAAAACCGTCTATAACTGCATATCCTTTAGCAAACAGATTACCATCTCCATTCACTTCAAACATGTGATCATATGTACTGCCACTTATAAGTTTCTGTATACAAAATCCTGCCCATTTTTCTCCTGGAGTAGGTGGTTGCATGTATACACCATAAGTTCCCACATCTGACGTTACTTCCTGTGAAAAAGTTGAATCGCTAATATTCCAACCGCCTACTTTTCCGCGATTAGCCATTAATCCATCGTTTGACATCATTCCAACTAAATTACCTGATGCATCTGTAACCTTCAGTACACCATTGCCGTTCTTTTCTCCACCAAGATTAAGAGTACCACCCTTTGCCCAATCGAAACTGATACCTATAGTTGATAGTACTTTTGTAATTACATTGCCATCACTTCCAAGCCCTGCATTAAATGTCTTTCCACCATCAGTCGAAACTGCTATTGCATTGGCTGTCAGTTTCCAGATTGTTGTTGATTCTTTCAATGTTTTTTTATCGTGCAGATAGAAAATAGTTGAACCATCCTTCTGTTTTTCCTCTGTCTTATATATACCAAACGAACCCATCATCAAATCCGTCAATCTCTGCATTTCGTTATTGTAATCATTAATCAAATGTTGATTATTCTGATTTGCCTTTGATACTATCTTGTCAGATATTGAAAAACGCTGGTATTGATTTTCTGTTTCAGTTTCAGCGCCTAAAGATAGCTCCTGATTACCACAAAGTGTAAAAGTACAGTTTGTGACAAAACTTTCAAATGACCTTCCTTTTCTGTCAGTTACTTTAATGCTGTCTCCTGCTTCTATTGTAGGATCAGATAAACACGATAAACTGTAAACCCTTATTGTTGTTCCTACCACGGAACTTTTTAGTATATTCATTACTTTATTTGCCATGTCCTCTGTCTGAATCAAAGGATTATCTTCCATAGTTAGAACATATCCTTCTGTTCCAACAAATGCCGTCTTGTTTTCTTCCGTCGGTTCAGATTCTCCTTCCTTAACGGTTGTAACTGTATATCCAAATCTTGCTCCTGTTATTGTCATTGATAAACGATTCTTTGTAAGAGTTGACTGTTCAGTTATCTCATAAGGTGAATCAGATTTTTTATACCATGTAAATTTTAATTTCTGATCATCTGCTGCTATGTATGCATATTTGCCTAAAATCTTTCCACAGTAACTTACAACGTCTCTATATGTAAGTGAATCTGTAGCCGGCTTTGAATTAACTATATAATCCGCTCCGGTTCCTAAATTTGCATCTAGCGTTAAGCCACAATGTTCGCACGCATCCTGAAGTATCTCGCGAATACTTGCAGGATATGCCAATGTACTTTCTGCATATGGTAAATCAAGAAATAATATCTTATCATAAGCCTCAATAACTATTGTGTCTCCTGAATCCTGGGCGCTGTTAATGTAAAATATTCCCTTTGTTACATATTCAAAGCTGTCTTCTACTAAAAGACCTATCTTTGTTGATATTCTTGCATCTGTCAGGTCCACATCTTCAAATCTTTCATCTGTATTATCAATTGTTAATGATAATTTAGCCGCCACAACACTTCCTACATCAAATGTACTGTCAGATGATGTCGCCGAATTAATTGAATAAGCTAAAACATCTGACATAGTTAATGGTATTTGTGAATCATCTTTAAGAATTATTGTATCTTCTAGCGAGAATATTCTCTCTTCTTTTATACATTCTTTATATTTTTCTGTTACATTAATCATTTAACTTCCTCTTTTATCGTTCTAATAAATTTATTATAGCGTTGCACCGGTGCAACTTTTACTGTTCTATTAAATCTACTCCGACACCAACATAACATGGTAATCCATTTACAGCACTGTACACCGGATATGTTGGTGTTCCTGCGTACATTTTGTAGTTTTTCTCCATGTATGTAACAGAAAAGAACGCATCTCCAATAGCTGTATTTAACGCGTCTCTTTCAGCTGCTGTCAATATCGGATATTTAACACTAAGTTTTAATTTTGTGGCTATAATATCCCCGGTCATTTTTCCATTTAATAACCTACCGGTGTTCTCACTCCATATTTTCTCATAGCTTTCCTCAATTCCATTAAGAGCTGGTTCCTTATCAAATTTCTTATTACCTGTATTAATTATTAGCGTTGCTTCCATATCATTTACCTTTCTAAAAAAAGCATATGCCCCATTCTAAATAAGAATAGGGTTTATGCCTACTTTTCTGGTTCTACTATTTACATCTTTTACGACATAATCTGTAATTTGTTTTCCACCTATATATACATATATTGGTGTACTGTTATTATTTTGTCCATTGCCGTTACCCATTGCAGCCTTTACTGCCGAGTACACACCTGTACTTATACCTTCAACAATCTGTTGATTATTTGCTACAGCAGTTTTACCATTGCTAAATGTACCAATCATTTCGTTGTGGTTAGCATAGAAAAGTCCATCTTCGCCATCCGGAAATCCACCATCCTTAAACGTCTTAATGTGATCAACATTAAAACCAAATGTTTGACCGCCAAATGTTTGACCAGCTATGGAAAATGAAGGTATTTGAATTGAAACTTTATTTAAGTTATCAATTATATACTTATTAATCCATCCGATAACTGTATTAATAGCTTCTTTGAAGCCCTTTTTTAATTCTTCAATCTTATTTTTAGCCTTAATAGTAAATTCAACTTCTTTATCTTTCCATTCATCTGCCCTATCTTTCCACCAACTTTTTACATTTTTAACAGTTGTCTTAACTTCTGCTTTTAATTCTACTGTTTTTTCTTTCCATTCTTTGGTTTTTTCTTTCCATTTCTGTTTAATTTCACTTGCCTTTTGTTTTGCCTCAACCTTTAATTTTGCTACTTTTTCCTTCCAGTCTGATGTTACCTCTTTCCATTTCTGTTTAATTTTTTCCTTTGTTTCGTTTATTTTAGTCTTAAGTTCAGCTACTGCTTCAAGTGTTTTGTCCTTAAGTTTATCCCAATCATCCTTTAACTTATTCGCTAAATCTTTTGCCTTAGTTGCAAGTGTTGCTGTTACGTTCATAATTGGAGTATTTAATAATTTGATTTCTTCTACCAAACAGTCCCAAACATCTTTGGCTACTTTTCCCCAATCCGCATTTTTTATTGCATCTACTATTCCGTCAAAAATACCTTTTGCAAAATCACAGCATCCTTGAGTAAATGATTGAAGAGCCTTTAATGCTTCGAAAATCATTCCCAGCCAGTCTACGCTTGTTATAAAACTTACAACATCTTTACCGATTGCTTCCCAGTCAACTTCAGCAAAAAATGAAGAAATACTTTCACAAATTCCTTTTACTCCATCGCCTAATGTTTTCCCGGCTTTTTTAAAGTCGATTTTATCAAAGCAATCATTTACTGCCGTTGCAAGGTCACTTCCGACACCATTCCAATCAAAAGTTTCAACAAATCCAAAAGCTGTATCTATTACTGCTTCAATACTATTTCCTAAAGTCGAGCCGACTAATGACCAATCTATTGTTGAAAAAGTACTATTAAGAGTTGTTGCTATGCTGGTTCCCAGTTTTTCCCAATCAAACTTTGTTATAAAAGTATTGAAGAATCCTAAAACTGTATTTATCCCATTTCCAATTGTAGACCCAACAAGAGACCAGTCTATTGCTTCCATTGCTCCATTTAAAAAATCCGCTATGTTACTTGCTATACCGTTAACCTTTTTCTGTATTTTCGGCCAATCAATCGAACTTAAAGCACTATTAATTTTTTCGCCTAACGCCTTACCTACACTAGACCAATCACCATTTTTAATATCATCAGCTAAACTGCTTGCCACATTAACTTTTTCTGTTTTCCATGACCCTGCATCATCAGCACCGCCGCCTGTACCTGTACCTGCACCTGATGAATTATTATCCTGACTGTCTAGTTTGGTAATTTCATCAAATCCTGCCAATGACTTTTTATACTTTTCATTGGCTTCTGTTGCAGCATTGGTTGAATTTGCGCTGTCATTCATTGAAGAGGCAAAATCCTTGCTTTGATATACAGCTTTTGTATATGTTTTTTGTCCTGTTAGTGCTGCAAATAATTCACCTAATTTATTTATTGCATTAGCTATTGTATTTACTATATTAGCTATCATTGGAGCAACCGCTGTTGCTAAAGGCTGAAATGCAGCTACAATTGAATTTTTCAGATATGCAAAACTACTGTATAGTTTGCTCATGGATTTATTAAATGAATCGGATTGTCCGGCTAATCGCTTAAATCCATCTGTTAAAATCTGCATTAACTGCATAATTAACATAGACATAACTATACTGTTAATCATTCTTAAATTTTGGGATATACCTTTACTGAAATTTGCAATTTTATTTTTAGCTCCTGTAGCAGCTCTTCCTAAAAGCGAAAACTTGGCAATCGCTCCACCCACTTTGCTTCCGACATTTGCAATTCCTGAACCAAATTTCTTAATTGCCGATACTCCATTTTGAAATTTATGAATCATACTTGAAGCGGCATTTCCAACATTTTTTAATTTACTCGTAACATTAGCCATAAATGAACCTTTAGTAACTGAAGACAATGAACCTAAAGACTGTCTTAACTGCATAATTCTATTCTTTGAACTAGCCATTGTCTGCTTTGATTGTTCCATTTTAGCATTTGCCTGCTGTTGTCTCATGCCTAAATTATTCATACTGTTGCTTGCCTGCTGATAGCTTAATTTAAGACCTGACAATTTAGCTTCCTGCTGCGTAATCTGTGTATTCAGTTTTTGTAATCCCTGTTCATTTCCAAGTTTTAGGAACTCTCCGTCTACATCTGAAACTTCTGATTTCAATTTGCTCAGTTTATTATATGCCTGCTCGCTTTCAGCATCGACCTTGTTTAAAGCCTGTGTCATTTGTTCATAATTCATAAACTCACCGTCTACTTCTCCAATTTGATAATTAGAGTTTTTCAACTGTTTCATGGCATTTTCAAGTTTTAAAGCCTTGTCCTTGTTAGTATCTAATGTTTGCTGTAAACGTTGCATTTCTTCCGAAATACTACCATTAATATTCATATTAGATAAAACGTTAGACATTTTAGAATAAGCATTTCTCATTTCATTCAATTTAGTTTCCTGCTGCGTAATAGCCGTTTCATATTTCTTTGCCTTGCTTTCAGCAATATTGTACTTGTTTCCCAAATCACTTACACTTTGTGCATAACGTTTTGTTGATTCAACAGCACTTTGATATTTCTTTTTTTCACTTTCCAATGCTTTTCCAATTCTTTGTGCGTTTTTATCTGCTGACTTTCCAGCTCTTGATATATCTCCATCTATATCATTTAATGCATCTGATACTTTTTTTACTGAATTTTTAGCATTATCCATACTTTTCTTGAAATTATCAATTTCAGCACTAAATCTTACCTTAATCTCTTCAACTGTCATCCTATTTTCACCACCTTTCCCTACTAATTATTAAATTCATTACTTATTTATTTTCGTATTGTTTACATATCTATACATAATGTTCTTGTATTTATTTATTTTTGCCTGTTTTGTTGCTTCATTTTTTTCCGCTTCACTCCAAAACGGAAATACTTCCGTAATATTTGTTTCTTCTTTTTTTAAAATCCATTGAGACATTAAATCAGCTTCTCTAAAAGCTATTATTGCCTGGTCCTGATTTTCTCTTTTCCTACGTTCATTGTAAATTTTAATAAATTCAATAGCCTCGCCCCACGTAAAATCTAATGCTTCATAAAATCCTGCACCTGCTACTCTTGTTTCAAAAATTATCTTTTCAACTGTTAATTCCTGCTTTTTACTCTCTGGGTGTTTCTATAATTTCTTTAACCTTTTCATTATTGTCTCCCATTACTTTGTCAATTTCATCAAATACATTATCATATGTATCTTTTACACTCTTAAGCAATGAATTTGCCTGATCCTTTTTTATAATTCCGGATGCTACAGCAATATCGGTTAATACTTTAGCAAATCCATCCATTCCACAAGTTCCATTATCGACTAATAAATCATATAATTCTTCTCCATCTGTAATAACATTGTCGTTATCTTTATAGTTTAATGCAGTATCAAATACCGCTACTGTTTTTTCAATTTCATTTATTCCACCCATTAAAGTGGAAAGTGTGTCTTCCTCAAATTTTTCTTTTAAACTTCTCTGTCCACCACAAGTTAATCTTAAATGTACTTTTACCATTTCTTCATTGTTTTTTAATCTTAATTCTAATGTTTTCATAATATTACTCCTTATTATTACTCTTAAAAAAAGTGAGGGCATAAACCCTCACTATATTATGCTGCCGGGTCTGTAATCTCCCAATCGCTCTGTAATGATACTGATAATTTTGCACTGATTAATTCGTCAACTTTAGCACCATTAATCATGGTTGATACATATCCGGTTGTTTTAAATGTTGTTCCATCCGGGAACGCTACTTCAACAGGGACTATTTTTCCTGCCTTTTCAAGTATTTTTAATTTTCTGAAATCACTTGTTGTACTTGAATTATCATATAAATATGAACATTCCCATGCCTTAATATCCTTTACACCCTGTACAGTAATTTTTATTTTGTCTTTTAGTGTAGTTGCATCAAGTTCTGATGGTGAACCTCCAATATCGCCTATATCTGTTACATAATTAAGTGCAACACTATTAACCTTTACTGAAATTCCAATACTTGCCAAACCCTGTTTTGTATTTTCAACTGCCATTACTGCTACCTCACTTTCTTCATTACTTTGTGTTTCAGTTGTCTTGCTTGTACTTGCCATTTTCAACCTCACTTTCTTATAACTAAATAGTGGTTATTACCTCTATGCAATAACCACTCTCTAATCAATTAACCTGTTTGTTCTAACATCAACATATCTGCTATATCTTAATGTTTTTCTATATAATCCTGAAGCATCTACGCTATCACTATCAGGTGTTACATAATCTCGTTTAAATCCTAACGTTATCATCTTTTCATCAGCTAACATTGCCAAATCTATAACACTTTCAAATGAATCCGCCCACACATCAATCTGATACGATAACAAATCACGTATCTTTATGTTGGTATTACTATTATTAATTTCAAAAAACGTTATCAAAGGCACTGTATCAATCTTTTTAGGGAAATTCATAGATACCTTCAACCCATCTGTATCAATTTCTTTTAGTAAATCTAAAATCTGTACTCTTGCATCTACCATATTATCTAAGCTCCATTACTACTGCTGTTTTTAACTTCTCTTTGATGTTATCTTCATTATTTTTCATAGCCGGATATAAAAAAGGTTGTGGCTTTTGACCTTTAGTGTAATGCCACTTTCCTTCCTCATCTTTATATCTCCACGGTGTTTGTCTATAATGCAAATTTATCCCTTCACGCGTTAGCCCTGCTGATTGCCCTACTGTACCGGTTCCAAACTCAACATATGCGGCATATTCAATATTTGAAAATACTTCTCCTACTATTATGTTTCCATCCTGTACCACTCTTGAAAAAATATTTTCTCTTAAATGTCCTGTATCAACCAGTGCTAAGTCTTTTGCATCATCTGCTATTTCCTGCGCTATTTGCTTAACGGTTTTCATTACATTATTTTCAAGGTTTTCCGAATTAACAGACATTTTGTCTATGAAATCATCAAATCCTTTAGAATCTACTTTAAAATCCATTTTATCTCACCCTTTCAGCTAAGAGTAATCTGTAACTTGGATAAGGTTTTACAGCTATTATATTGTATAAAATTCCTGATATTGAAACTCTGTCCTTTTCTTTTATTTCATCATCAGAAAATAAACATGCCTGCATCATCTCATTTATACGCTCGCCATATTCTGCAATTTCTACCTGACTTGATATAGGTAACCATATTAGTTCCAGGTTGTACGCTGATTCTTCAGGATAATTATATTCTGTATTACCGTATCTATCAGTTTTAAACTCATACGGATATACCGGTGTAGATTTAATATTTTCCATTACCTTTCTTTTTGAAAAACCAAATCTTCCCCTATTTCTTATCATTTCGTCTTGCATATACTCTCCTATATCTTGCCAGTTTACTTAATAGCTGCTCTTCTTTTGTATCATAATCATTACTTGACATATATGTCACGCTTTGGCTTACAACACCTTCTGAATAGCTTTCTGATTTTACGTTTTTTGCCATATCTCTATTGTAATACGTCTGTGCTAAGTTTATCTGAGTGGAAACAAAACGACTATCAAGTTCCTTATCATAATCCAAATTAAGATAAAGTTTAATAGCCGTTGCCGCTTCATCTAGATATTCTGTCAATGTAACCTCCATATTAGCATCAACAGTTTCTAAACCTAGTCTTATTTTTAATCGGTCTAATGTTTCCATCTTTACACTCCTCTCCACTATTTAACAGTTTCTTTTTTTCTCTGTTGTGGTTTCTTTTGCTCTGTAAGTTCAGATACTTCGTAATTTAAAGTATCTGCTTTACAAATTTTTATAACATCATTGTTACTGCATTCCGTTGTAAAACCAGTATTTTTATTTAATATCTTAACCGTCATAGTTTACTCACTTTCTGTCTTAGGCCTTATTAGCTGTCATGCATGCCAAGCACTTCTTCTGAAATACTTTTGCTCCATAGATATGCAATCCTTTAACTGCATCTTTAAAACTCTTTTCAGGTCTGTATCCTTCAACTTCTGTAAGCTGTTCAGCATATGAAGTTGCGGCATTTGTACCTGCTATGATTTTATATTTTGTTCCTGATGTATTAGGTACATTATTTGATACCCAAATCTTAAATCCTGCTGCAACGCCTACATAACCGCCTTCTAAGATTGCCTTATTATAATCTGTTCCATTTGCAACAAATCTGCTGTCTTTAAGTAATAAGCCATGATACCATGCCGGTACAACAACCCATCTGCCTACTAATGGTACATTTGCTTCTGTCAATGCGGTTCCTAAATCTACTAAATAATCATATGCATTTGCGGCTGTTGGTACAATTGGTGAATCGTCACTTCCAATTGTTGAGCCTGCTTCTACTGCCATTAAATTTGCAATAAATGAATCTGTTACATCATTCATTCCATAAGCAGTTCTGGACATTGCTTCATTCATTAATTTAGGATTTGTCTGTGCATTATCCACATCATCAATTCCAAAGTTAAAATACTTTGACTGATTAATGGTTAATATCTGCTGTGTTCCATCAAGATCATCCGGGTCCTCAATGTCACTTCCCTTTGTATAATCCTTAATAGTAATATCGCCAATCTGGTTAACTTTAACAGTATCACCAAAGTTTCTAATTTCACCTTCATAATCTCTGTTTACCAAATTAGCATATACATGTGCTTTGTCTAAATGTTCTAATAATCTCGCGCTCCAAATCTGTGGAATAAAATTTTTAACTGACATCTTTTAGTCTCCTTTTCTCTTATTTCTTGCCTGCAAGTACTAACTGCACTTCATCCCAATTTTTATTAATTTCATCCGCTGACATAGTTTTTATTGTATCTAGCGTAATCGTTTTAACTGTTTTCGGTTCTTTAGGCGGTTCTCCCTGCATTTTTTTGTTAGTTGCATTAGTTACTGCTGAATTAAATAACTGTTCAAAGCTATCGATTTTTGCATTTGTGTCTTCGGCATTAGTTCCTGTAAGATAAGATGCAAAGCTAGAATCCAATCCTCTTTTTAATAATTCTTTTCCTGTAGCAACAACCAATTGTTCATGCTCAAACTTCTTTCGCTCAGCTTCAAAAGCCTTTTTATCTTTTTCAAACTGATATTTTTCTCTTTGTTCAGCACTCATTTTCTCTAATCTTTTTGCCTCATCCATGTTGTCAAGCTGTTCCTGCTCCCACTTTGTTCGTGCTGTATTTAATGCTTTTGTAACTGTGCTGTCTATACGGCTTTGTATACCTTTTGCCAACTCAGGTCTTGCCAAAATATCATCAACACTAAACTTTTCCATCACATCATCAAGGCTTAATTCCTCAGGATGATTTTCAGGTTCCTGTGGTTCTTTGGGTTCAGCAAAAAACTGTAACTTCATCTGTAAACGTCTACTTTCTTTTCTCATATCTAACTCCTATTCCCTGTGAGTTCCTGCCTCACAGTTTACTTGTTTTTATATACACCCAATAAGTCCCTGCCTTATTGTTTGTTATAAACTCTTGGTTTTTACGGCTTTTCCTTGCCATATAAAAAAAGCAGATATCATTTGATAACTGCTCTTTAAATCATATTTAATTGTATAAAAATACCACCTAATCTTTCGACTGGGTGGTATTAATACCATGCTATAATATCTTTCTTTTGAAAATTGTTATTCACTAAATACTCCTTTATTCGATGAAATGCATGAGCAGGATAATTCATAGAATATCCTAAAACTAACTTATCTATTTTTTTCTCTCCAGTCATTCTATCCAAAGAAATTATTCCATATTCATCTGAATTTTCTGGAATATATTTATATTTTACGATTTTATCAGTTAATTCTAATAATTCAATTCTTACCACAAAAATACACCTCTTTTCTACAATAAGCTATTTTTATGCTTAAATTCGTCAAGTGCCTTTCTATAATTATATTTTGTTTCTGCTATACTATGTGCTTCTTGATATGTCATCCCCTCCTTATTCATTAATTCATATTCAAGTCGCTCATGTCTTAATAAAATCAAATCATGTTCTTGTATTTCTTTACCTTCTCTTAATCTTCTGAATGATTCAGCCATATCGTAATCCGGATCGAATCTACGTTTTCCACCATACAATTCGTATTCATTTATAAATACATGATCATATATTTTTGATATGTCAGACTCTGCCATACCTGTATTACTTGCAATAGTATTAATAATATTATTTTTCTTACTATTTCTAACAGAATCGTAATAACTATTAGCATGCCTGTTTCTCTTTTCATATAGTGGATCATTATTATCTGTTAACGCACCACTTGTTACTTTCGATTTCATTATATCAGAACTATGCAATTTTTCAATGTTTTTTACTCCCGCCCTTACCTTTGCATTTTGATATTCAGAATCATTTTTCAGGTCAATATATTTCTTTTTCCACTCGCTATAATTCATATTAGCCGGTACAAGCTCTGTCTTTCCGGTTATCGGATTTCTTGCACGTCTCTTTAATTTTGAATAGTCTTTTCCTTCTATGTATGCGCTGTCAACACTTCTACAATTTGGATGCATCGGTGGATAATTAACACCTACTTCTGCATCTTTCACTAAATGAATTGTTTTATCCAACTTTTGACATTGTACTGAAGTTCTGGTATCAAGTGTAGCAATAAATATATATTTTTCTGTACCTATATCTTCGTAACATTTAAGTCTTGCCTGCCCTGCAATATAATTAACTTCTGTTCTTATCAGCCTGTTTGCTTCATATCTGCCACTATCCATCTTTTTTACTATTCTGGTAGCCATCTTTTTGCCTGATATACCAATCATTAACCCTTGAGTTATTATATCTTCCAAATTATTTGCCAATTTGTCTGTATTATTCCATATTCTCTTTGAATAGTTTGAACCTTTCCATTCATTTGCAATTGCTGCCTTTACCGCCGGATTACTTAGTTTATTAAAATCATAAGCTAAGCCTGTACCTTTTTGAATCGTGTAATGCGTCTGATAAAATGATGTTTGATATGCGTCTATCATTCTCGCCTGTAAAGCCATTTCAGTTGCCCACCCTATATTCTGTGCCTCTGAATATATTAAATCACGCATTGCTTCAATTCTTGCAATTCTGGCAGCATATGCAGGAGCATTAAGTCTGTTAAGTATATCCTGCTTAATCTCCTCATTGTCAGTACGGTCATATATACGCTTTAAAGTATTATATACCTCTTTTGTTTGTTGAGTATTCAGCAGTTTTAAAGCATCTTCAATGGTCATTTGTCCTTCTGTTGCATATGTTGAAAAAATCTTGCCAATTTGTGCATTCAACTCTTTAAATATATTTTCATAATATCTGTTCACTTTGATAATTGTCTTATCGTTTTTTTCCTGAATTAACTTTTCCAAATCAATGCTTCTTTTTTCCCAGTACCTAGCCATTTATTCACCTACTCGTCTGCTTTTTCCTCTTGACTTTTATTATTGCTTTCTTCTCCAGATTGCTCTGTTGATTTAGTTAATCCAAAACTATCCAAATATTCCTGTTGTGCTTCTTTTTTCTGTATTTTTAAGTTTTCAAGCACTTCATCAACATCTTTAACGAACCATAACTGACTAATCAAGGTCTTATTATCAACTATTCCCTGTAAGTTGGTAACCATATTTACAATTTCAGCCTTATCTATTGGCATTGCAATAGTAAATATTATATCTAACTCTTTTTTATCTATTGGAACCATTTCCCCTTTAATTGTCAGCCAATGATTATACATTTCAAAACGTTTCTTCAATCCCTTTTCAAAACTCCTCATTTTTGACTTGACTAATATGTTCATAGTCATTAGTTTTAGCATTAAAGCCTGTCCTGAACTGTTTCCGGCAAAATTGTTATCAGTCATATCAACTGTCAATGTCATTTTATGTATTTCTCTTATGATGTCATTACATAAAACATTCATGCTTGATTCATCAAATACTTTCTGAATGTATTCAATTCGTGCATCCAATGGTATGCCGTCAAGGAATCTTTCTTTATTCAGTATTTTTATATCATCATCATCTAATGTAATACCAAACATTGCCAAAAGGCTGTTTACAAATTTCTTTTTATCTGTAATACGGTCACTTAACAATTCATTTAGTCCATCAATAAGAGGAATACATTGTTCAAAATCTCCTTGTCTTTCATCATTATTTTGATATTCAACAATTGGCACTTCACCAAAATAATGTTCTGCTTCACTTCCCACTATCGGCTTAAATTCAAAATCTTCTAAATTAGTTGAACGATATTTTTTCATATTATGATCCGTATATACAGTAACATCATAATATTTAACTTCTCCTAAATCTTCCTGCTGCTGATATACGATAGCAAATAATTTATTATGTTCTACTGTATTATCTCTAACCATAATACAATTTCTAGGGTCAACTACTGTTGTTCTTGGTTCAGGGTTTTCCTTGTTATTAGCATATTCCAATTCATATGCTTCACCAAATATTCCTATGTGCTTTGCTATTTTTGCATCACATTCTGAGATAGTCTGATTATCATAAACATCTATTGCCCTTGATATGTCAATTTGTTTCGATTCTTCCCAGTCGTACTGTCTTACAGCTCCATTCTGTATACTCGCCTGTATGCCTGCATTTAGAATCTCTTTTTTCTGTTTATTTTTATTCGCTTTATCACTATTATATTTAACTGGTTCACCCAGGTAATAACCTGTTGAAATATCAACAACATACTTTGCATAGTTAGAAAACACTCTTACCTTTTCTATATCTTCCATGTCCGAAGACAATATCTTATGTTTTCCCAAATAGTAATCATAATTTTTCTGTAATTTATGACAGTATTCTTTATGCTTTTTAATTAAATAACGAAATACACTTGAATTTATATTATCAATATCCTGTACCACATCCGGGTCAATATATATAGCCATTCCTTAACCTCTTTTCTACTATAAATTAAAAGCCTCTTGGTCGCTTTTTTGCTTTCAAGTGGCTGTTTCTTCTAATTTCTTCAACTGAATATCTTAAAGCTGCCATTGCATCATCAAAGAAATTAACAGGTTCATCCAAATATAACCCTGTCTTCTGGTCTATCTGCCATTTCCATTGACTAATTTCTTTATAAGTGTTTGTGCAGCTATGATGTATATGTATTTTTGGTATTTGTTTTAAGTAATCTATTTGTGCTTTAACACTTCCGGGACCTTTTATAACACCTCTGGCTCTTTTATATCCTGCTTTCTGCCACATTTTTATTCTATCCGGCTCTGCACTATCACAATACATCATTAATCTTTTATCAAATTTCAATGCATCTGCCATTTGTATGATTTCACTTGTATCTTTTTCGTAAACATACAGTTCTTTACACACATACAGTTCACCATCTTTAAACCCAACATTTAGCAAAGCGTTTGCATGATTAAATCCAAAATCCTGTGCATTAACCATGTAATCAAATCTGCTGGGTGTTATATCAAAGTCTTCAACTATATAATTACTAAGAATTAATCCTCCTACTTCTCCCCATTCTCCTAATCCATATACACGATATCCTTCAGGATCTACTAATTTTCTTCTTTCCATTCGTGCTTTATAAGCTTCATCTATAAATCTGTTATTCAAATAATTGCTCGAATGTGTCAATGTATTTTTATCCGGCAAATCAAAAAATACACGCTTTATCCAATGCGTTGCACTTACCGGATTAAATGTTGCTTTGATTTGATAAAACTGTCCCGGTGGTAATTCACCTCTTAATCTATCATCTATTATTTCAAAATCATTCTGTGTTATTTCTGTCGCTTCTTCTATCCATACATCTGTAAGTTTTCCTCTTTTAAATGTAATTGATTTTAATTTTTCACGTTGTTTGTCATCATTAACACCTCTAAATATTATTTGGTTTCCGTTATGTTTGCATTCCAGCATTAATGGGTTTTGTTTTATACTCCAATACTTTTCCCAGTTTTCACCAAACATACGAAAAACAGCACCTTGCAATTCAGCAAAGGTGCTATCCCTATTAGTTATATCTGATTTTCTAACACATAATAAATTACGGCCTGCATCTTTCATTAATCTAAGTATATAATTTGTAGCTGTGTCTACACTCTTACCTGAACCGGCTGAGCCTTTCATAATTATATATCTTTTGGTGCTTTCATTTACTTCTCTAAAAGCCGGATTTAATTCAACCTTTATGTTCATTCACTTCATCACCATAACTTATATTTATATTTAAATTCATGTCTTCTGCGTCTGTATTTAAGTTAATTATATCTTCTGGTCTTTGCCCTGCTGTATCTCTTAAAAACTCTGCACTCGCGACTGAACCTTTAAGTGCTTTTTGTATCTGTGCTATTAATATAGCTGTTTGAATATCTATATTCTTGCCATTTAAATCTGCAAAACTTTTTATTTGTTCAGGCTCAATTAATTTTCTATTTTTAAGTGGCATACTGAGAAGTAGTTCTAGTGTTTCTTTCATTGCTTTTTTATTTCTCTTTGTTTCACCGGATTTTATTCCACCTTTTCTTCCGGCTTCCTGCAATTCTTTTGTTGTCATATCCTTGAAACTTTTTCCCATTTACTCTCACCTGCCTTTACTTTAATTTTAGGTACAAAAATAGAGCCTTGCAATATACAAAGCTCTATCATATGCGCAGACACCCGGATTTGCACACGGGGTCTCCCTCAATTAAGGGACTCTCCTCCTGAGTTATAATCTGCTGATAATAAATAATTCCATTTAAGGAAATCCATACGCTGATTAAACGTTGCTCTCTTTTGAGCTATTATTTATTATTTACATAATTGTACCATATAGATTTAACACGTTCAATCATTCTTTTTTCTTCCGCTAACACTTATTCCGCTACTTGCTCCACGTCCACCCACTGCTTTATTTCCTTTCTAATTTACGCATAAAAAAAGCAAGATGTTTTTTACACCTTGCTTTTATCTTTTATTTTGTTTTCTTTTTCTTCTTTGCCCCCGCTTCTTTTGGCTTAGGTTTTGCATATTCACCTAATCCAAATTCTTTTCTTATAGCCTTTGGAAAATATTCCTCTGGTTCTACGTATACTTTACTTTTTGCCATCTTTTTTGTCCTCTCTTTCTATCTCTTATTTTCATAATATTAGTGCATATTTTCAAATCTTATTCCCGAATCATCATTTGTAACTACGAAGATGGAATCATCTGCTTTTTCAACAAATTCTTTTAGTGATACACTACCTATCATTCCATGTTCATATGCATCTTCCATATCTTTAAATTTAACTTCATCGTTTGTATCTATATTAACAATTCTACAGGGTTTAGAATATAATGTATAATCTCCAATATCTATTGATATTCCTTTCATTCTATGCAAAAATGTGTCCTTTAACATTTATTTCACCTTCTATCTCTTAAACGCATTATTATCATAATACTTAATTTTTATGTCCTTAGGAAAATTATAGCCTATATCTCCTCCATATACAAGTATCTTACTAGGCTTTATTTTCTTTATTGCTTCATCCATTCCATCATACCATATCTGCTTTGCTTCTTTGTCTTTTTTAACTCCTATGGTTGACACCGAAACAGTTCCACCCTGCTCTATTCCATCAAAGCAAAAGGCAAATGTTTCTTTATCTGCCCATTGAAGCGTTGGTATTACCGTGATTCCTACGTCCTGCATCATCTGCCCTATTAATTTAGAGCGATAAACATTCCAAATCTTCATAGCCATCGGCATATCCATATACAAGCTAAAGTCAGGGGTAAATACACATTCAAAGTTTCTTAATTTTTCAATGTATTCCTGTGGACTGTTCCAAATTCTTTCAAACTGATAATCATCAATATAAAAATGTACTCCGCATTTTGTTTTCTTAGTACTCAAAACATAATTGAATGAAATTAAATTTTCCGGTTCAGCATTTTGTGCTTTTATGATTGGCATTTGATAAAAACCCGCACTTCTTAATTCATCATATTCATCCAAATTATATGCATTATATGTACGTTCTCGCTCATCGCCATAATAACCGTCGGCAATATCGTCTAATTCTTCCATTTCCAGAACATCAAACCCAAATTCTTCCATATCAAACTCAAATATATCTTTCAATTCCCGGTCTAATATTTCAAAATCAAAATCGCTATTCATTGTCAATTTATTATGAACTAATATATATGCTTTTTTCTGCTGCTCTGTAAGGTTGGTTAATATAATACATGGTAATTCTGTCATTTCTAATTCTTTAGCTGCCATTAACCTGCCATGACCTTCGATTACCATATTATTCTCGTCTATTGCAATGGGGTCATTAAATCCAAACTTTTCAATACTTTGTTTTATCTGTTCTATTTGCTCCTTCGGATGCTTTTTTGCATTGTTCTTATATGGTTTTATATCGTTTATTTTTTTATTTGTTATATCCATTTTTTCATTAGCTTTCATATAGCTTTATACCTTTTATTTTTTGTTTCTCTTTTCAATTTGAAAAAGCACCCTAATAAGGATGCTCTTTCATTCTTCGATGACTCTATAAATACTTAATTTCGGAGGAGGAACTTTAGTTCCCTTTGGGTATTTATCATATTATAACAATATCATATGTTCAATGTGAACTTCTATGAACACTTTAAAAATTTTTCAATTTCTAATAATGCTCTTCCATGTAATTTCAAAATCCATCTGTAACTGTAATCTAATTCACATGCTATCACTTCCCATGTCTTAGACTGGCAATACCTTTTATATAATATTTCCCTATGGTCTGTATTTTTTAACTTTGAAATTGTTGTCATAATCTCTGCTCTAATCTCAACTAATTTACGAACCTCTGTATTCCACTCTTCTATTCTTTCCTCGATTGTGCAAATTGTATCTGCCATCTTGTCCTGCGATGTAGAAGATATGACCCTTTCGCCCTGGCTGATTGCACTTGTACTTGTTACCAGCTCCTGCAATGTCTGTATTTCTTCTTGTAGTCTCTTTATTCTATGTTCTGCTCTGCTTACCTGGAGCAAATACTCTTTAGCTTTGTTTGTTTCTGCCACGTTATCCATCCTTTCTGTTTTATGCAAATAAAAAACCAACCACCGAATATTGGTAGTTGGTCTTTAAAAATCTCTATATCCTCTAAATACTTATAGACTTTATAAAACGATTTATAGTTCTACAATTCGGGCAAGTACATTCTACCTCGAATTTTATACTGCCATCATCATTTTTTCCAATAGCAAAAGCATTAGCTCTCACATCGGGAACTTCGTATACAACAATACTTCCTCTTCCCGTATCAGCTACTTTAGTCCATTTTAAAATTTTTCCACAAACATAACATTCGTCTATTCCTGAAAAACTCTTTCCTATCATTTTATTTCTCCCTTCTCTGTTGTGATAGAAAAATTATATCAAACCAACTATCTCTATTCAATTGCCAATGTACATGTTCTACCTAATCATCCCATTTTCTTGCGTCACGTTCCCTGCGTCTGTCGTCCCTGGAACTCATAACGCATAGTGAATATATTCCAGATACCACAATTACTGTAACTGCTACAATTATTAATTTAATCATTCATTACACCACCTTTATTTTTGCCCCACAATTTGGGCAATATTTAAATTCATACTCGCAATGTGTTTCATCATTATCTTCATCAATTCTTACTTCCACCCATTCCATCAAATGAATGCCACATTTCGAACAAACAAATTCGTCACAATCCGCATATCTTTCTGCTATGTTTTCACATTCCTTTATATCTTTTCCTGTCATCTACTGCTCCTCCTCATATGGTTCTGGCAATTTCTCACTGCATGGAATCCAGCCATTGTTATTATCAACTAACAACTGATGTGTGTCTTCTATGTTCTGTATTGGTTCAAGTTCGTCTTGTAAGTCTTGCAACATTCCCATTATCACTACTTGATTTTTTAAAATCTGCTCTATTTCTCTGCTCATAATCTATTCCTCACTTTCTGCTAACTTTGCATATTTCCAAAAATTCATATTACCATTAGCTGTCCAAGATGTAGCGCCACTTAACCACGCATAGAATTCTCCGTATTCAAATCTAGCAAAATATCTTTTAATCCATTTTCCACCTTCATCATCTCTAACCAAAATCGGAGTATCAACCTTAACCTTGCTCCAATCAACTTCTGGCTCTTTGTATTCTGAAAATAGCCAATTATCTGTTCTATCAACGCAACAGCTTTCTACGCTACGCAACTCGCACATATTACACTCAGTTTCCTGACACATACATGGCTTTCCATCTATAACTGCCAGTTTATCAGGGTTAAGCACTCCAATATTCTCCAATTCTTCTTTATACTTTTCGATATTTAACATTTCTCTCACTCCTTAACATTTCTTAACATTTCGCATAAAAAAACTACCAACCAAATAATGGCTGATAGTTTTCTTTTTTACTTATTCTGTTCAATAAATTCCGTCATCATCTTTGTAAGCTGGCTTGCTTTACTTACTCCTAGCTTGTCGCATGTTTCTGCAAATGCATCTGCCACGTCCTTTTTTAACTTGTATGTCTTTGCAACATACCCAGCTTTGGCATTCCACTTCTGGGATGCAATCGTCTGACTATTTGGCTCTCCCTTAGGCATCTTATTGTTCTCCTTTACCTATTTTCTTCAATAAATTGTTGCATTAACTTTGTCAATTCAGGACCCTGAGATAAATGCAATTCCTTGCATACCTTTTTAAATTCTTCTGCAACAGCTGTATTGACTTTGTATGTCTTTG